TTAATGATGTGGAAGGGGTAGTCCATGCTAGAAAGGGATTAATCATAATGTAATATTTATCTTATTTAAATTTCTCAGGGAAATTTAATTGTTCCCATTCTTCATCTGTAACGGGCCACATTACGGATGAACCTCAAAATCTTTAGGATCAAACTTTAAAAAATGGCGTAATGCGATAATAAAGTTTATCATGTCCATAGTTTAGTAGTAGTGATGAATATTATTGCGTTTACGATAATTATAAACGATTTCGCTCCAAACGGCTAACCACTCATAAAATTTGTTGATGATTTTCATATTAGGCCTTTCTTCCGTATGTGAATTGACGGATAAGATTGTCAACATCTCCACCGTGTTGTGGATTGTGGGCAGCAATAAATCTTTCTAAATCTGTTTTATGTGAGGTAAACCGATCCAATAAATTAATAAACTTGTCAATTAGTGTTAACATTATATGTTTCCTTTTATTTAGTAGTCACTTATGGTTTCTACTAATGTATTTAGTCCTAACATATTGCAGTGCAACAATTAGCTAGTTAAAAAATGGGGATATTATCCCCATTTCGTATCGTACTTCCTAAGTGCTAAGTACCTAGATAATAGTAATCTGAATTTAATATATTCATCAAGTTCAGATACTATTATCTTTTTTGGTGTGATAATGTGTCGACGGTATCCTGATTGTAAGTCCAAGTCTTCAATAGTGATACCATCGCCATCATCATCTAAACAAAAATTACTTACCTGCGGGCGCGGCAGCTGGCGTAGCAGCCTTTGCGTCTGCCTTGGCAGCAGGTGCACCTTCACTTTTTTTCTCGTCTTTCTTAGCTGGAAGCTTAATATCAGCAGCAGGAGCAGCAGCAGGAGCTGCGGCTGGGGCCTTAGCAGGCTCAGCAGCAAAAGCAGTAACAGCGAAAAGTCCAGCGATCAAAGTTGCGATTGTTTTCATTTGTATTTCCTTTATAAGTTAAATGAAAGAGAGTTTAGATACATCGTGTATCTATATCTATTAACGCTTGAGTTACAGATTTCGTTGACAATTATTTTATCGTCCACGCCCAGTTCTGCGAACTACGTTAGTTCCACCAAACCCTTTCGTGTTTGGTTTAGGAATTTTAGGTTGATTAAACTGTGAGGGTTTTTTAACTGGCAAAGTGACAGTTGGTTTTTTTGGTTTGTTTTCTTCGGTCATTGTCTCACCTTTATAGAATTTAAATATTCATGTAAGTTGCCATATAATCCTACCATCATAGCAACCTTACTGTCATACAGTCTGATGTAGGGAAGTTTTTTCGTTTCAGTTTTATTTACACCCAAGTAATATGGACATTTAATTTTTTTGTTTACTTCAAGTACAAAACTATGCCAACTTTGCCCTTCTTGTTTAAATTCATAATCATAATGAGATATTTCAGCCAATTGAAATGCTACCATACCTTCATCAGTTAATCTTAGTCCTTCTTGTCTACCTGTCATCCACCACTTGAACATTAGGTCTTCAACTGGGATTTCATGGTAGATATGTAAATGTTGTGGTATTTCTTTTAATACCGTTTCTGTAATTATTTTTTTAGTAGTCTTATGCCTGATCATCAGGATAAACTGTTCTCCCGTTGTTCATAAACACAACGGTAAATTTGTCTGTTTTGAATTGTACATTCAATTTACGACAAAGGTTTCTTGCGTGACCTGGATTACTAAAGCTAGTCTTTTTATATTTTGGTGTAGACTCACTATCCAAGTAATGTTGTGACTTGAGATTGATAGGTTGCCCCTCATAAAACACGGCCCAAATACCACTAGCTTCTACGATTTGGTCGCATTTGTAAGTTGTCTTATCTACTATTTCTAGTAAGACTTTTGGCTGTGTTCTACTCATTTGAATGATCCAGCCTTTAATTCAATTTGTATTACTGGTTCATCAATTGGCTTTTTGTCAGTATTTTTTTCATAATACTCTACTAAAATTTTAGCCAATTCATCACGCAGACCTCTAGCCTCTATAATAGGCATAATAAAGTCTTTGCTTTGTTTACTTTCTAATAAAGAAACTTTTTCAATGAACCGTTTAATATAAATCATTAACTATTTATCTGGTGTTCAGCATCCAATTTAGTTTTGAAGGGTCCCATGTATGGATAGCGTTGTACAAAAATATACTTAGGACAAAATACTACTTCGTTTTCTCCTGTATGATTTAGAACGAACCAACCAGCCGCATGAAAACACTTGCTTTTTGGTGTCTTGGTATAGATATGAAGTTTTCGTTTAATATCTAAAATAGAGTTGTAAATCTTTCCAGTCGTGGGATAGTTGGCGAAAGGAAGTTGTATTTTAGTTTTGTTAGATTTTAGTGTTTGGAATTCAATATTGGTTGTACGTTTGAGTTCAGTAGTAGTTTTGTAATGAGTCTGGGACCCATTAATTTTAACATCAAATCCTGAACCATTGGCGATCACATTACCGATTTTTTTATCACCATCGGTGATAACCCAATATTGATCTTTAACAATAGGTTTGGCTACAATTTCAGACATGTTATTCCTTTTTATTAAGCATAAAAGCCTTTAGCACTTCGTTTGCTTCTGTGTAATCTTCATCGGTATCGCTTTCAGCAATTTCAATAAGCAAAAGCCAATACAATTGTTCTGCTAGTTCACGGTCATCGGTTGACAAGGTAGATACCCAATCATTGAATTCTTCTTGGGAGCCCAATCCCCACATGATATCTAGCATTGCTACTTGTTTGTCGGTAAGACCATTGATAGTGATTTCTTTACTCATTTTGAAAATTCCTTAGATTTGAGTGAGATGACCGTTGTAAGGAGAGTTTAACCATTTAGCATATGTTTCTGCTTGTTCACTAATCTTAGTCAATTCGTACTTGCCGCAAAATTTCATAAAGTGAGCACCTACTTGGGAGGTTGTAGTAGTACGAACATCTTTTTTGATTCTATCATCAACCGCTATTTTAATATCTTCGGGCTGTGCTGTCAAGTCAATTAGGGTACGATTACGTTCATAACAATCCCTAACACGGTTTTCAACACCTTCGTGATCTACCCAACGTTGAAGCATCATGTTATTCCAATGAAACCCTTGCTTTGTACGGTCGGCATATGCCTCAATCAATCCAATTTTATTTTTACTACCTTTAGTACGGACGCCGGGGTATGCTGAAAATACATTATCGCTTGAATCACCTCGCATACATTTTTCAAATAGATGAAATTTAGGATCACCTAATAGTTTAGGTTCTTTTGTTTTCTTATCAATTACCAACCTTCCTTTCTCATCATGATATCCTTCGGTAGTGATAAGCTGGTTAGTGATACCGTTGTACTGATGTACGTTTTCACTAATAAGTTGGATATAATCAGTGTCAGAAGAAATAATGTAATGCGTATCATCAGGATGTAAATGAACAAAACGGGCAATGATATCATCAGCCTCAGCCCGTTCATGCCTGAGTACACTGACATTAGTTTTTTCACGCATGAATGTAGTAAACATATCATACGTTTCCCAAAACATTTTGTTTTCGGCTACATCTGCTTCAGTCATAACGGATTCATCAAGTTTACGATTTGCCTTATATGGCTTATAGTAATCTTTCCTCCAGCTACGACCTTCTAAGCAAAATACAATGTGATCAATTTTAAATTTTTTAACTACCTGATTTACACTTGCTAATGTAAGATGCAGAGCCATGCCCACCTTTTCTTCCACTGTACTATTGCGGCTAGCAATATGCCGAGCACGGAAGAAGGTATTTGCGGTATCAATAAGTGCGTATTTCATGATTAGGATAGTATATAGTTAGACATAACGTACAAAGTATACTATTATTTTAAATTATTGTCAAGTTTTTTAAAACTTTTCGCAAGTAAAAGCACCCGTTCTTTAAAATCGTCCATAGTTTGATCCATTTTCATTTGGTTAACCCACCATGCCACGAACCATACATTTTGCGGTGTGTATCCGTTATTGCTATTAATTCTATCAAGTGAACATTTATTGGGTAATGGTCTATTTTTTCCTAGTTCTAAAACGATAGGGACACCACTAAGGGCACATTTACCTTCTTGTTTCTCAAAAAGTTTAATTAAAAAATTTTTTAATTCTACTTTACCTTCATCACCCTGCCACTTTTCAGATAAATGAATTTTTCTTTCTTTTTGAGACCGTGACAATTTATTGGCCATTACTTCCCAAAACAAATTAGAATCGTTTTTTACTTTATCTTTGTAAAAGGTATCATAATCATACCATCTTGATCTTAGTTGTTGAATAAGCTTTTGATGTAGGTATCTGTTGTTTAACCTAACCTCTGCCAGTGTTCTACATGGACCAGCTGTAATTCCCTGATTATCCATGTACTGAAACATATTATTAATTGTCCCTTGTCCTGAGCTAAATTTATTAATTAAATTTTCATACTGCAAAAAATCTTGTTGCGAAAAAGATTCAATTAAAGGAAGGTGTTCTTTTAATTTATTAGTTTGACTATCATAATTTATTTTTTTAGGTTTAGTTCGCAATAACTTTTTTTTAGTGGTAGTATCAATTTTTTTGCTACCTAATTTAGACATTAATAATCCCTCTAGGTATTTGCGGTATCAATGAGAGCGCATTTCATACATGTATTATATACTACTATTTAAAATAGAGTCAAGTTAAATGGTTTCCAAAAACTTATCAGGATCGTTTTTAATGTTTGAAAAATATTTACTGGGACGATAGGGCAAATGATTTGATTTAACCCGATAAATTTCAGTATAATTGCAGACTACAATTCTATCTTCAATTGTGCTGACCAATTTTTGCAAATCATTTAATTCACTACTTGGGTCGATCCATTCAAGTTTTCTGTCAATTAAAACCAATAATTGACTACGATGTTGATTTTTAAACCAACGTTCTAACGCTTCTATTTGTGACCGTTTGCCATAATATAAATTACAAAACGTTTGAATTGATGCCGAGGGATAACAATATCCCTTTTTTAATCGCCTCTCTTCGTTGGTTGTAATGCCAAACCCTTTAATATTATTGTGTGATAGTTCTAGCAGATAGAACCAAGAACAATCACCAGTCAATGCTATTGCTTTGGACATATCCGTCTACCTTGTTTTTAATATGGTCAGGCAAGTAATCATAAATATCTTTATTATTATGAATAAAATTATAGGCATGACTGGTTACTTGACAAGTGCCGTTTAATTTCAAATAAATTTTTTGCATGATAGACAAAAAACAATCATCGGTAGGACTAGGAACTTTCTTGGCTAAAGGATTACAAGACCTGAACCAACGTTCATGTGTGTTTGTAACTTCAATACGAGCACCTGCAAGATCCGTAAAAAGGTCAAACACAATAGCATTTAAATGGTCTGACAGTTTTACTAACTCTTTTCTAGTCCAACCAACACTTTTACCATATGCAATCATGTTTCCATAAAAACCATATGTAGCGTCATCTAAGTGTGTACCATGCCAATGTGCTTTGTGCCGCTCCAAAGAGAATTCTACTTGGTAGAATTCATATTTTTGTATTGCATCAACACGATTGATAGTCCCGGCCTTACCGTGATGAACACTTTGCGGGCTGACAGGAATAGCCTCATATTTTTCGCAAAGGTCTTGTAACTTGACTTCTTTTGCAAACATCGCCCCATACGCATCAGGATATTGTCTACCCAAACCTACTTTAGTTTTAAAATGGTCAGTACTATTCCACTTTTTCTGACCTAAACCATTTCGTGTCATCGCACTATACGCTGGCAATCCTGCACTTGCATTAGGGATAGTGTATGATGGATATTTTGCGTTAAGATAATCTTCGGGGACAACTTCTTTAATACGGCCGTACTTGCATAACAGTGCAAACATACTGAGTCCGTGCATTGTATCATAATTATAAAGATCACCATTAACATCAGCAACAAATGCAGGACTTGTCAATGATGGATTAAAAACAGGAAGTGTATTTCCAATATGTGTCAATACTATATCACGTTGTGCAATTCCGTCAAACAAATAATCTTTGAGTGCAGTATATCCTGAAACACCAAAATCTTTAGTGCTAAATTGAACATTTAGTGCAATTAGCTGGTTAATTGCATCCATAATTTTAGGATTTTGTTCGGACAATTCAACAAGATCCTCAATCTTTTTTGGTTTGCGATTAACAAGATTTTTAGGATCTACAGGGTTGTAGATTTTGCTAACGTCAATTTTTTGACCTTTTGGAATTGGAAGTTTCATGTGTACTCTCGTAGAGATGTTGATAAGATTCTATAATATATCCAAACAGGTTTACTGTCAACTATTATTTTGTTGTATTTTTACAACATTAATTAAGTTCAAACAAATTGTTCCAAACTGATTTTAGTCTATATCCACCTTTATAATGTTTAGTACGAGTAGGATCCTTAATATTAAGATGAGGTAATCTTCCAAATGACGATTTATATTGTCGTGCTAACTCACCCTCGGCCCAAGAGCAAGCTTTCCCCTCATCTTCTTCAAGAATATTATAGGTGATCATTCTTTTAGAAATATCCCAAACAGCAATAGTAACATCATTTTTATTAAATGATGATGGCAATACCCCTTTAGGGATTAATGAATGCTCGATACCGAACCAAAAATCTGCACCATGAGAACTACGAACATGTTCGCCCTCCCAACCTGGAACCCAACTCAATTGTCTCGTGATGCGTTCGCCGACTTGGTGTTCTCTTTTTTCTCCTAAGTTAGGGCAACTTTTGCCTACTTTTGAAAAATCATAGACTAATGGACCAGGCTTGAAACACATTCCATATACATAGGCTTTTACAATCCCTTGATTCCTCATTGAAGCATAAATGTCTTTACAATATTTTAATTTAGAACAATCAATAATAAAATCAGGATTATATAAATCAATAGTATTGAACATTTAAGCTACCGCACTACGCCCGTTACCCAAATCTTTACTTCTAATGTTACGCATATCTGCCATACCTCTCATGTCTGGATCGGCCTGTTGTTGTTCATAGACTTCTAGTGCAATATTTCGTGCTACTGTTTGAAACCACCTATCTATAATCTCACTATCTTTATCATTTTCCTTAATTTTATAACCAGCTTTTATAAGATTTATAATGAACTTATCATTCCAATCTAGTTCAAAACTACCATTACCAATATTATTTGGATCTAATTCAATACTAATGATACCAACATAAGGTTCACCATTTTTAGTTGCCAACTCTTTGGGAGTAAGTTTAACTTCTTCTTTAGGAGCACGAGGTTTGGGTTCTTTCTTAACCGATTCTTGAACTTGTGGTTCGGGTTGTTTCTGAAATAATTTCTTTAATTTATCAAGCATAACTTACCTTTTGTTTATATCTATCATATAGTTTGAAACTAGCAAGATTTTTTGCCTTACTTTCGCACATGATATCAAATTTATCATAGAAAGTCAATGCCCAATCGTTAACCGCATCGTTCCAATAATAGTCGCTGTGAGCCCTAAGTTTTTGTTTATTACTACCAGACGCAATCAGTGCATGATGATTGGGTAGGGAGTCTGGGGCATGATTAATAAGATAGTCTTCACGGCTAACAGAGTAGTGAAGAGTAGGCCTAATACCGCGCCA